CTTATATTTAATTATTACGCTCTGTTAGCAGTTAATGTAACAAGTGCATCTGGTTGTACTACACCGATACCGAAAACGTGAAGACCTTTTACTGCATCTGCGAAACGTTTTTCTGGACGGTATGCTTCAACTTCAACAATTTGTTCTGCGAAAGTGATAGCCATACGATGACCTGCTAATACTTTGTACTTAGCACCTGCAACGTTTGGAAGGTTAGCAGAAACGAATACTTCAAATCCTGCAATTTCACCAATGTAACCTTTAGTTTTAACTGAATCGCCTAATGCTGATGCAGATGTAAATTCTGCTGATTTTTGTACCATACCTTTAGCGAAAGCAGGAATTACTACGAAACGGTCATTCATTGCAACGTTTTTCTCGTCAAGTAATACTGACATATCAACTAATGTGTCATAAACATTTTCTTTAGTTAATACTAATGGAGTAGTATCAGAACCTACTGTGTTAGTTGCTAATGGATATGCTTTGTTTACGATTGCTTCATCGATTTCTTGTGCCATATCGAATCCTGCTTGTACAAGATATTTATCCATTAAAGAAATATTTGCTTGTGCTTTATCTACATCGTCAACTTGGAAGTTGAAGTATTTGTATTGGTCAATAACCAATTCAGTTTGTGTAGATGTAACGTCTTCTGGAGAAGTCATATCTGTATTTGGAACATAATCACCGATAGTGATACGACCAATTGTATTAATTTTAACTCTGTCTCCACCTTGCTTAATTTCACCTTCATAATCACGATTTACTAAGTTTGCGAAGATGTGTGCTTTTTCTAGGTTTGCAAGTAAACGTGCAGACCATAATTGTGGTACGAAATTTTGTACTGACATTTTATATGTCTCCTTTTATTTTCTAATTTTTTATGATAGGGTAATATATACCATTATCTTTTGTATTTGTTATTGTCCAGATAAATCTCGTTGAATTTTATCGAAGTTAGCATTAATTTCGTCTGATGACATTTTCTCAACGTCACTCATTGTGTATCGACCTGTTTGACCAGATGATTCAACATGCTCTTTACCTGTTGCTTTAAATCTTTCAGTGACCATCGCTTCTAATTGTGCATTAAACACCTTTTGAAACTTATCAACGTTTGCTTTAGTTGAATCTGAATCCTTACCAATTAAGAAATCTTTAAATTCGATTGGTAGATTGCTTTCTTTTAACATATCAATAGTGCCAAGAGTTAGTTCTTTATGTAATAGTTGAGATTCACGCTCTGATAAATTCTTTTCAAGAGTTTTCTTTTGCTCTGCTTCTCGTTCTGCATCTGACATTGAAGCCATACGTACATCATCAAGTTCTTTCTCTTTGTCTTTCAACTTCTTAGAATATTCTCCACGAACTTTATCTGTTTCGCTTTGAATCATTTTTTTAACCGAATCTAGAGTTAGTGCTTCTTCAACTTTAGTGTCTTCCACTTTAACAACGTCTTCAACTTTTACATCTTCAACTTTGGTATCATTTACTCCACCCATTGTTCCGCCTAAATCTGCATCGTACATAAACATTCTTTGTAATCCATTTTTCATAACTTTTTTCTCCTTTGTGAGTTTATAACGTGTCGCCCAATAAAGTTCAACTTGACTATACCCTCAAGATTTAGTAGTATTTAAAATAATATAAAATAGATTGGAAGAGAGTTACCTCTTATCCAAATCTTCTTTCCATTCATCATACGTTTTGAAATCAATGATTTCTCCACGTTCTTTGTCGCCATTATTTCTTGCTCGTCTTGACTTTTGACCAAGAATCTTGCCATTTACTTCGATAACTGTAATCATCGTACATCTGCAATTTACATCTTCGGCAGGTACGCCAAACATATGAGGTGCAAGTGCTTTAGCACCAGATGACGATTTAAAATAACCATCAATATCTACTGCTTGACCATCCAATTTACCATGAGTGTGTCTAGTTCGTGTATCGAATGCTGAAACCCATTGTTTCTTAGTGGCAACACCTTCTGCTTTCGCTTCTTGCATTGTACTTAGATTGGCTCTCTCTTGCACTCTACGACATTCTGTTCTAGTAATACGTTTTGCTTTATTAAGTCCAATGTTTAGTACGTCTGAAACCATTTTAGCGATTTTAGCATATCCTAAACCTTGTATTAATCCTGTTGTTAAAGTTTCTCGAAGTTGTCTAACAAGTGTTTGACTATTTGCTACAACTCTCTCATCCCATTTAACTAGGTCAAGTTCATTGAAGAGCATTTGGTCGATTATTTCTGGTTTTAACATCTTGTAGATTTTAAATTCACTTACATTTTCAATCATATATCCGTAACGGTAGTATGATTCTGCAAACACGTTGCGAATCGCTTCTTTTGTCATACGGATTTGGGTTTTGGTTAGTTTTTGAATTTGTTCTATGAGATGCTGTTCAACTTTAGTCAATCGACCAAAC